TCTACACAAAGAAGGATGCTCACCATCTTGGTATGGCCCAACAAATGAAAAGACTGTATGGGAACTTAAAAAAGAATCTAAAAATGATTATCATCCAACACAAAAACCAGTAGAACTTCCAGAAAGAGCCATTACAAACTCTAGCAAGTCAGGTGATACGATATTGGATTTATTTGGTGGTAGTGGTAGCACTTTGATTGCGTGTGAGAAAATCAATCGTCATGCTAGGTTAATGGAACTAGACCCAAAGTATTGCGATGTAATAATTAAGCGTTGGGAAGAATTTACAGGCAAAAAAGCAATTCACGCTGATACTGGCTTAGAATTTAAACCGCAAATTGAAAGCGAATAATCATGTCAAACAAACTGCCACCTGAATTACACATTGTGCGCGGCACTAAAGGATTAAACCAAGGTTCGGTGTTGCCCGAAAATGTCCGCAAACGCATACCGTTTTCAGAATGGATTGACAGCCCTGACGATTGGGATGAAAAAAGATTTATTAAGGAAACATCTGATTTCCTTTGGGAAACATACGGCATTGGTTCTGAACAACACCGCCATATCTTGCAAATGCTTGCCGATCAAATGACTATGTATATACGATGCAAGAAAGGGATTAAGGCAAACGGGATTGTTACAACATTTAACAACGGCAAAACAATGGGGGCAAATCCTTATGTTAGCGTTATGAAAGATTCACTTAATAAAATTGTTGTGTTAATGAACGAATTGGGCTTAACACCTAAAAGTCAGTTTGATAGAAAAGGCACATCAAGCGACACAACTTATGGCAGTCTATTGGCTGGCGTTAAAGTAACCAAAAAATGAAATTAGAAGATGGAATTTTTTACGCAATAGATGTAGTCAAGGGCAACACGCCCGTTTGCAATAATGTTAAGTTGGCTTGCCAACGCTTTTTAAACCAACTTGAAGATAAGCATTGGGAATATGAATTCGTTGCCGACCATGTTGATCATGTGCTGGAATTTTTTGCCACGCTTAAACACACCAAGGGCGCGGATGCAGGCAAGCCATTAATTTTAGAACCTTTTCAAATCTTTGCCATTTGCGCCATCTATGGTTTCCGTAGTAAGAAAGACCATGAAAAACGCATGGTAACAGATGTAATTATTTTTATTCCACGCAAGGCAGGTAAATCAACATTTACCGCAGGAATTAGTCTTTACGAATTACAGTTTGGCGAGGCAGGCGCGGAAGTGTTTACATTGGCTACCAACCGCGAACAGGCAACCATTGTATTTGATGCCGCCAAGGGCTTTGTTGATAATATGCCTGCTGAAGTAAAAAATGTGTTTGATGTTAGCAAATACGAAATTAAAAAAACTAGCGATTTGCAATCCATGTTTAAAGCCCTATCACGCGACAACAAAAAGTCAGGTGATGGCAAGAATGCTAGTTGCGCGATAGTAGATGAAGCGGCGCAGATTGTAGATAGAAACAGCATTGAAGTTATTCATTCGGGTATGGTTGCCAGGCGCAACCCTTTACGCATATACATAACAACCGCATCGTTTACTAAAGACACAAAGTTTTTTGAAGATATGCAGATGTTTGAATCAATGTTAAATGGTGATGCCGCAGACAATCCGCATTGGTTTGGTCTGTTATACGGGCTTGACCCACAAGATGATTGGCGCGATCCGACAACATGGGCAAAGGCTAACCCTATGCACGGGATTAGCATTTATCAAGACGCTATTGCCGAACGGTGCGAACAGGCAAAGTTAAAGCCTGCCGCATTAAATGAGTTTTTGTGCAAGACGCTTAATGTTTATGTGTCTGCAAATAGCGCATGGCTTGATAGGCAGTATTGGGATAATAGCGTTGGTGAAAGCAAGGGCGAACCCGAATCGGTCTTTATAGGCTTTGACCTTGCCGCCACACGCGATTTAAACGCTGTCTGCACGCTTAAACGATACAGCAACGAAGATTACCATGCCGAGTTCAAGTTTTTCCTGCCTGAAGATGGCTTGGCGTTAGTGCCTACACATTACCGCGATGTATTTGATCAAGCCGTTAGGTCGGGCATATTGCACATCACCCAAGGCAATGTAATGGATGACCGCGAAATAAGCGATTACATAAAAAGTCAAGCGACACTTTACAATATAAAAGAAGTTGGCTATGATGCTTATAACGCCGCATCTTTAATTGCGCGTTTACACGATGCTGGCATACCTGTTAAAAAGGTTGGGCAAGGAATGGCGGTTTTAAGTAACCCATCCAAGCACATAGAAAAACTGGTAATGTCGCAATTCATAAGACACGATGGCAACCCATTTGTAGGTTGGCAGTTAGGCAACTGCGAAGTTTATGAAGATGTAAACGGGAACATCAAGGTGCGTAAGAACGAAGCGGATAAATCAGCAAAAGTTGATGGCATTATTGCCCTGATTATCGCAATGCACTGTTCGCTTGATAATCCCTTGGCTTCATCATCATACGGTTTCCGTAGTTTATAAGGGATTAACATGGCAATTCTAGATATATTCAAAAGAAAACCGCAGACAAACGCCAATGAAAGCAACACGCTTTTTGGTCAAACCGCCCTTGGTAATAACATCATTCGCAACGCTGGTGCGAAACAATTCGCATCATCTAGCCAATTATTATATGTAACAACATCAAGTGCTAATGAGGCAGGTCGTTTGGTGGATATGTCGGTTTTAAGCCGCAATTCAACCATTATGTCTTGCGTAGGCGTTAAAGCACGCGCACTTGCACAATTACCCATTAAGATTATGGCAACAACCGATGATGGCTCATTGGTTGATGCTTGTTTAAGCAATAAAGTTTCAGCACGCGATAAAGCCAAAGCCAAATCCGTTCTATCTTTACTGCAAGCACCTAATAACTTTCAAAGCCAATACGAATTTTGGTATCAATTTTGTATGTGGCTTGACCTGTCGGGTGAAGTGTTTACCGTTCTATGGCGTAAAGACCAAGAAAATAGCCAACAAACACCATTGGAAATGTATGTGTTAGATAGCACGCTTATTAGCGCAACTATAACGCCAACCCGTTACCCAACTTACAGGCTTTCAACGCCATCATACGGTTTCAGTAAAGACGCACCATTGCAAGCGCACCAAGTTATGCACCTAAAGGAAGCGGCATGGCAAGGTTCGGCAGGGTTTAACAAAGGCATTTTAGCGGTTGAGTTAGTATCGCTTGATCAAGACATTGACCTTTATGCCAACTTTATAATGACCAATGGCGCAAAGCCAAGCGGTATGTTTGTTACTGATCAAGTTATTCCTGATACAAAATACAAGGAAATTGCGGCAAGGCTTAAAGAGGCATGGTCAAGCATGACGGGTTCACGCCCAACAGACCTAAGCAAGCCTGGTCAATCTATGTTGCTTGATAACGGCATGAAATACTTGCCGATTGATATGCTTAACTTGCAAGACGCTGATTGCGCCAACCTTAAAATGCAAACAATGAAGCGTATATGCGGTTTATTTGGTGTGCCTGTTGCAATGTTATCTATTGAGAACGGCAAGTTTAACAACAGCCAAACAATGCTTGATGAATTTTACAAATCAACTATTTTTCCGATGTTAGTAAACATTCAGCAAAAATTGAAACAAAGTTTGTTGCAAGGTTATCCAAACTTATGCGTTCAATTTCAAACAGAATCGTTTTTAAGCGGCGCACCGCTTGACCAAATGAATTATGCGGTGGCTGGTGTCAATAACGGTATATTAACGCCTAACGAAGCGCGTGCATACCTTGGCAGGGCTGAAATAGAGGGCGCAAACGCATTAAAAGACACAGGTAAGCCAGCAGGCACAATTGCAGGTAGTTCGCCACAAGATACTGGCGGCGGCGGCAACACATCAAGCGTTGGCAAAACTGGTCAAGCAGGCAAAGCATAATGACAAAAAAAGAGTTGAAAGAATTAAGATTATTATTATTAACCGTTCAAATGAAACAAGCGGCAGACAAGCGCGTTACAATGCCGTTTAAAACGAATGGGATGAAAAACAAAGGGGTTATTATCCATGGCTAAAGATGTTAAGTTTTTTTATGAAAGCGAAGTGGTTTTGGGCGTTAATGCTGATGAAGCGGAAATGTGCGGAACGATTGAGGCTGTTTTGACAACTTGGGGGGCGCGTGAGGGCATGGATGGTCGCAGGTTTAACTATCAGCCTGAAGCCTTTAAAGATTGGGCGGCAGGTTACGCTGAATTAGGTAAGCCGTTGCCAATGTATTTCCAACACAACGATGAATCATTGCCTGTTGGTGAGTGGACTATGTTTGAATTTGATGATGTAGGCATGACGGGCAAAGGTCGTTTGTTTACTAACACAAGCGTTGGCAAAGACCTTTATACTATTATGAAAGAATCGCCAAACATGGTTGGTGGTGTTTCAGTTGGCGCATACGCTGACGAATATCAAATGGTAAACGCCAATAACGAAGTAATGAACCCACAAGACCCTGCTTATGATGAGGGTTACTTTCAAATCACTAAAGGTGGTTTGCGTGAAGTGTCAATCGTTATGCACCCAAACAACCCGGAAGCCAATATAAACAAATTAGAAAATGTTTATCGTGCTGACGGCACAATTAACCTTAAAGAAATAGAATCTGTTCTGCGTGATGCAGGATTGACCAAGATGCACGCAACCGCCGCATCTAGCATATTCAACAAAGTAATTAAACTGCGTGATGCAGTTGATGAAACTGTTGAAACGCCACCAAGTTTGAGTGAATCAGACGCGGCGGTTAATGAAACGATTCTAGCCGAATTAAATAAGCGTGAATTGTTAAAACAACTTAATAAACGAATTAAAGGATAAATCATGTCAGTTGAAATCATTGAAAAGTTAGACGCGATTGAGGCAAATAACATTGCTGAAATTGCTAAAGTAACTGAAGCCGTTACTGCTAAAGTAGATGCAGTTGAAGTTTCATTTTCTGAAAAAGTAGCCGCTTTGGAAGCCAAAGTTGCATCTATCAATCCAGCACCATCAATCTTAAAAATTGAAAAAACCGTTCGCGGCGATGTGAACAAAATGGTTAAAGAACAACTTGCCAAATTCCACAAAGAAAATGGTCGCACCGAAAAAGAATTAAAAATGTTTGAAGATGACAGCCAATATGCGGCTTACATGAAAGAGGCTTCAGCATTAACTGGTGGCGGTAACAACCAAGGTGGTCGCACAGCCTATGATCCAGTATTTGTTGCATTGCGTTTGGCTAACCCGTTGCGTGGCATTTGCCGCACAGTAGCAACTGACGGTTCTTCATACCAATTCCGCGTTAAAACAGGTAATGCTGGCGCACAATGGGGTTATGCAATTCAGAACAATGGCGCGGCAACAACTGAAGATACAAGCATTTGGCAAATCGTTTTAAAAGACCTAAATGTTCAATTTCCAATCAGAACAGCCGCTTTAGATGACATTGATGGTTTAGAAGCCAATGTTGTAGATGATATGCTTGCCGAGTTTGCACAAACTGAAGCGCAATCAATGGTTTCAAACAACGACCAATCAGGTTCAGGCACTAGCGTTGCAACTGGTGGGGCTGACGGCTTGCGCGGTCTTGACCAATATGCAGGTGCAAATGCAACATACGCAGGCGGCACTTGTTCAGTTGCGGCATTTGGTTCAAGCGGCACAGGTTCAGCAACAGGTTTACATTCACTTGCTACTTATGACCAATTAACAACCAATGCAAACACAGTTGGCGCAAACAATATCACTTATAAAGATGTGATTAACTTTGTTTATTCATTGCCACAACAATACTGGACTGAATCAGCCAAATTTGTTATTAACCCAATTTTGCTACAAGCAATTCGCGGTTTGACAGATTTACAAGGTCGCCCAATTTATGTTGATGGTTTATCACGCACCGATGGCATTGTTGGTTCATTGTTAGGTTTTGATGTTGTTGTCAATAAATACATAGACACACCATCACAAACTGCAACAGGCGCGGCAGGCACAGTCAGCAAATACCCAATGTATTTTGGCGATTGGGATAAATTCTACACAATTGTTGATCGTTTAAACATGGTGTTGCGCCGTTACGACCAAACATTGCCCGGCTTTATCACATTCTTTGGTGAAAAACGCTTGGCAACATCTGTTCGCGATCCGTTCGCAGGTGTTCGTTTCCGTTCTACTGGCACAGCAAACGCTTAATACGGGTTAGGGATGGTGGCAAAAGTTGCCATCCCTTTTTTTTACCTAAAGGACATACCAAAATGAAAATCGCTGAAAGAGTTTTAGACGGCATTAAAACTGCCCTAATTGATGGTGAAGCCACCGTTGATTTAAAAGTGGTTAAAGAGGCAAGCGCGATTACTGGAAGCGGTTCAAATGTTGGTGGTCGCACCTATTTTGATGACGCTTTTGCGGCGGCGCGTTATGCAAACCCATTCCGCATGGGCGCACGACAAATAACAGCAATGGAATCAGACATACAATTTGTTGCCAAAACGGGTAATGCCGCAGACGCAACAGACCCTTGGGGTTACGCAATAAGCCCAAATAGCGGTTCACCTAATATAAACACAAGCATTTGGCAGTTGCCAATGCGTGCTATATCAGCACAGTTACCAATTCGTAGCGCAGTTTTAAGCGATGTAAATGGTTTGGAATTGGAAATTGTTGAAGATTTAGCCTTTGAATTTAGTCAAATTGAAGCCGCATCAATGGCAGTCAATGATGACCAATCAGGTTCAACAACCACCGTAACAGGCGCAGAAAATGGCTTGCGTGGTTTAACATCTTATACAACTAGCACATCCGCCGCCGCATTTGGCACTAGCGGAACGGCTATTACTAACGGCTTGCACACAGTTTTGACCGTTGAAGCCAGCGTAACAACACCAACCTATGACAGCATAGCCAATATCGCAAGCGCGTTGCCTGCACAGTATTGGACAATGCCAACAACGGCGTGGCACATTCACCCAACTTTGATTGCATCTTTACGCAAATTAAAAAGTTCAACAGGTGGTTCGCCAATGTTTATTGAAGCCGGTAATGAAGAGGGTGCGGCTGTTGGTTATATGTTTGGTTTCCCTGTTATCCCTAATCCTTATTTGGATGCACCTGCGGTTGGCGCAATACCATTAGTATTAGCAAACTGGGATAGATTCTTAACTATTGCCGATGCTGAAACAATGACCATAAAACGCTTTGACCAAACGCAAGCAGGTTTTGTAACCATATATGCTGAAATGCGTATGGCTTCATCAATCCGCGATGTATTTGCAGGCGTTTACTTGAAAGGCGTTTAATCATGGCGGTGAACAACATTAGTGGTGTAGTAAATCTTGCGCCCACGCGCAACCCATTTAACTATGATAAGGTTGTTCAAACAAGTCGCGATTTACAAACACAATGGCTAACCTTAGATGAAATTACCAATCAATTAAACTTGTTTGGCGATGAATCCCAGGATAGTTATTTAAGTGATTTAGAAGTTGCGGTGCGGATGCACATTGAAGATTATTTGGGCTTACCAATTTTTAATCAGTCTTATACTGTTTATTATGGCGCGTCTGCTTTATACGGCACGCCACTAACATTAGATTTGCCTGAAGTTTCACAAAATGGCGTTACCATAAACAGCGTTAAGTATTACAGCGATGCAAGCCCACCAGTTCTAACGACCGTTGCGGCTAGTTCATATTTTTATGATGTAACAGGTAACAAGGTAATTCTTAATGATTTGCCGACCGATCTTAATACATTTATGACATCACCTGTTGTTTGCAATTACACAATCAATTCCAGCATTTTGGCGCAATACCCTGTTATCAAACAAGCAGGGTTGTTATTGTTTACTCACCTATATAACAACAGAAGCGAAACAACGGCTGGGGCTTTACAAAAAATACCGTTTGGGGTGGATGTATTGCTAAGGCAATATAAACCGCTTGTGATGTGATTATATGGCTATTGCACGGTTTGAAAATGTAAACATTAACACGCTAAGTTTTGGTGTTGATACTTTTGGCGAATATACAACAACAACAACACTTTGGTTTGTTGGTCGCCCTTTGGTTTCTGAAGTTAGAAATTCTGTTGCTATTACAGAACGGTATCGTGTTTATTCTGATTTGATTAGCATGAAGTTTAATTACACGCCTAACATGAAAACTGTTGCAGACGGGCAAAACAATTACAGCGTAACTTGGCGCGGTAACGAATGGCGAATAACAGATGTAATTGAAAGCAATGATAGAATGAGTGTTACTTTAATGTGTTACCGTTCTGACCCTGCGACAAAGGCTTAACATGACAACGCAAAACAATGTCAGTAATTATGCAAGGGCAATACAGGCGCAACTAACAAGCATTGCAACGCCTGTTCCTGTTTACGCAAACTTTAATCGTAATTGGGCAACTGAAACAAAGTTTATAACATGGCAATTAAGGGATGTTCACCAACCTGTTTATACTGGTATATATCAGAATAACAAAGGGGCTGATTCACCTATATTCCAAATTAGTGTTTTTACAACCAACATGGCAGATGGATTCAATTTGTCAAACACAATAATACAAGCATTGCATGGTTATGCAGGACAGTTTGGCGGCGTTTCAGGCTTTCAAATTTCAAAAGCCGATGTGAATTGGCTTTATAATAGTTACGACAATGACATTAACTTGCATAGCGTTTACATGGATTGCACTATTTACATTCCATCATAAGATACGATTTTTTTAATTTTAATGAGGATTAATTATCATGGCATTACCAAATAAAGTATTACCCGGCTTTTCCGCAACCCTATATATGCAACCAACTGCAAGCCCAACACCATTAGCAACCGCCGCGTTATCAACAGTTGCTACCGTTGCCGCACTTGCTATTCCTGCCAATGTTGTTCCAGTAGAAAACATTCCTGCGTTTGGCACAGACGATGCAGTAGCGTCATTTGGCGTTGCTGGTTCACGCACAGGCGACAAAATACCTGTTCAAAATGCACCAACATCAATGTCAATAACTGCCGCATGGAATCCATCCGATGCAAATTTATTGTTAATTCGTGGCGATGCGTATTCAGGCGTAGTTGATCGCACATATATTATTTCCGCAACAGACGGCACAAACATTGTTTACTATGCGTTCAATGGTCGTGTTGGTAATTTCCAAATTGATTCAAGCGTAGGTGCTGAAGCGAAATGTATGTTTACCATCCATCCGCGTGGCAACCAATTTGGTTGGTCAAACAACGCTTAATACAACAGCCCCGAAAGGGGTTGTTACTTTATAGGATAAGACAATGGAAATAAAATCGCAGAATGACCTGCTTGGGTTTTTGATAACGCAAGCAGGTAGTGGGCAAAAGAATTGGTTTGGCTTTGCACAACAACGCCTAACTGGTATTAACTTGGCGCATGAAATTGCCGCCAATCACGCTGATAAAATGTCGCCCGATGAAGTGGTGGATTATGTTGTTTCATTAAATAACAACATTTATCAAAAGTTGATCAAGGCTGAATAATGGAAGCCAAATTTCACATTACAGGAATGAAAGAAACGCTTGATGCTTTCCAATTATTTCAAAATGAAATTGGCGACAAAAATGCGCGTTCTAAAATTTTAATTCCTGCCGTCAAGATGGCAATGACACCTGTTTTAAGGGCGGCACAAGCGCGTGCAAGTTCTAACGAAACAGGTATGCTAGAAAATTCATTAGTTATAACAGGCAGGCGACCAACATCAAGGGATAAAAAATCCCAATATGTTACTAATACTGATTCTGTTGTTGCTTATGTAATAACCAAACCAATTCCACGCGCAGTAAAAAAGAAATTTCATGCCGCATATCACGAAAGCGGAAACAGTATGTCTGATAAAAAAACATACAGGAAAGAAGCCAAAAAGTATTATGAAAGCAAAGGCATCTTTTATGACGCTAGGGCGGTTGCAAATGAATTTGGCACGGCAAACAGACCTGCAAAACCTTTTTTAAGAAACAGTTTAGAAAACAATGTTAGGGATGTAACGGAATTATTAAAAATTACGCTTGACCAAAAAATGCGAGAATATGCACAAAAGAATTTCAACAAAACATAAAAGGATAAAACATGAGTAAGTTAAGCAATGCTTTGGGCAGTAAGTATCAGGAACATAAGTTATCAATTTTAACGCGAACATTTGTAATGGGCGACCATACATTTAAAGTCAGAGTTCCAAGTTCGGGTGAAATAGATGCAATTTTTGCTTATTACAAAAACCCAAACGCCGATGATGTTGAAAAGATATTTCAGCAAATAACTGAAAACTTGCGTAACAGTAAAGACAACAAAGCCGATGGCGTTGAATTTACCGATGATGATGTAATTGTTGATGGGCGATCAATGCGCGAAACAGCAAAGACAAAAGCAGGCGTTCAACATGGCATTGTTGAATATATGAAATTGCTTATCCCTGAAACTGGCGAAACGCTTGAAGATTTAACCTATGCTGACATTGAAGAAGATTTTCCGTTTGCCGTGCAATTGCAATTCCTAGATAAAATTAGGGAAACAATAAGCACAGATTATAAAGAAACGCGTCAAAAGTAATTGGTTCGTTAAGAACGCAAGTTAAAGCGGCAATGATTTTTAACGGACACACGCAAGATAGTATTGCCGAAATTGATGAAATAACAATGAATGAAATAACGGTTATGTATGCCGATGGAATAATAGGCAACAAAGCCATATTGCAAAACAACGCAAGTTTAACGGCAGGCGTTTTTAATTATTTAAGGGGTGCTAACACGCCACCTTATACTGTAAAATCAATACTTGGTAGCAGTTACGCTTATATTTATGACGATGTTGAAATGCCTGCAAATGACAGTTTGTTGTTATACATGACACAGGCGCAAGGGTTTGATATAAGCAAGTTTAAAAAGGGTTAAAAAATGGCACTCATTTCAAGGTTAGGCGTTGTTTTAGGTCTTGACACAGCCGAGTTCAATAAGAATTTAGGTCTTGCACAACAAGGCTTAAAAACTTTTGCAACTGGCGCGGCTGTTGTTGGCACAGCCTTAAGTGCGGCAGGACTGAACGCTTTAAAGTTTGCCGACCAAATAAATGATGTTGCTAAAGCCAATGAAGTGGCCGTTGAAACAGTCTTAGAATTATCCACAGCCTTAACCCTTAACGGTGGTGAAGCCGAAAATGTAGGCAAACTATTTTCATCATTATCTAACAAACTAGATGAAGCCAGCCAAGGCAACAAAAAAGCCGAAGAAACATTTGCCAAACTTGGCGTTTCAATATCCGACATTAAGCAATTAAGCCCCGATGAATTGTTTAGGAAAACCCTAAACAGTATTGCCGCAATAGAAAACCCAATTACACGCAATGCAACTGCGATGGAAATTTTTGGCAAAGCCATTAAGGGTGCTGACATTAAAGGCATGAACGATGATTTGGAAAAAACCAAAGGGGCGTTTGAGGGAACAGGCAAAGCATTTAAAGAAGCCGGTGAAGCGTTTGATATATTAGACCGCATCTTTATGAACATGAAAGCAGGATTTGCCGTTGAATTAGGCGGGGCGTTTAAAGCATGGGCGCAAGGTGCGGAACGCTTTGTTCAAATGCTAACGGCGGCTAAAAAAGGATTGCAAGATTTATTAACGCTTGGCGAAGTTTTGCAAAACAGAATTGCAACTGGTGGCAGGCGTGGTTCAATAGATGATTTGCAATTTGGTTCTGTTATACCAAATCAAGCATCTGTTACTGGCGGTGCGCGGACAAGCCCATATAAATCAAAAGAAGAATTGGCTAAAGATGCAGAAGCCCGTAAAGCCGAAAGTGCTAGGTTGGATAAGATAATTGCAACTAATGAAGCCAAACGCGCTGAAGCCGAAAGACAAAAAGTTAAAGATGCTGAAAAATTAACTAACGAAGTTAATAAACAACGCGAAGCGTTAGAACGCAAATTGCTTTTAACTAAATCTGAAACTGAAAACATGGGCAAGACCCTAACCGAAACAGAAAAACTTAATTTAGAGTTTGAAAAAGGCGGCAGTTTAGAACACCTTAAAGGCACAGCCCGTGCTAAAGCATTGATTGATGCAACCAAGTTAAAAGACATTGCCATTGCCACATTAGAATATGAACGGCAATCAATGGAAAATGAATTGGCAAAAGGCAAATTAAAACAAGATGCGCGTGAAGCCAATAAACTAGAAACTAAAAATCTTGAAATTGCTACCGAACGATTAAATCTAACTAAAGAAATGGCAGGTCAAAGCGACACGCAAGTTCAATTAGCGTTGCGTTATTATGATTTGCAACAAGCCATATTAGATAAGAAAAAAGAGGGCTTGCTGACTGACGAACAAATTTATGACTTTGCTATTGCAAGCATGAATAACATTGAAGCGGAAGAAGCCAACACAAGGGCGCAAAACACTTTCCAAGCAGGATGGAACAAAGCATACAATAACTTTACTGAACGCGCACAAGATAGCGCGGCTATTGGCGCACAAGTTTTTAATAACATGACCAACAGCATGAGTTCTGCGTTAGATAGATTTGTTGAAACTGGCACACTTTCATTTGGCAATTTGATTAGCAGTATGATTAAAGATTTACTGCGATTTCAACTGCAATCACAAATGAGTGGCATATTTGGATTGCTTGGCGGCGGTGGCGGTGGTTTTAGTTTAACAAGCAGTTCAACTAATTTTGCCAATGGCGGCGGCATTATGGGATTGCTTGGTTTTGCCGATGGCGGTTCACCACCTGTTAATGTTCCAAGTCTTGTTGGCGAACGCGGCGCAGAATTATTTGTTCCACGCACGCCAGGCACAATTATTCCAAACAATCAATTATCATCAATGATGGGCGGTCAGCCACAAACAGTTTATAATGGCACGGTAATACAAAACATGAGTGCTATTGATACGCAAAGCGGTGTTCAATTCCTTGCCAAAAACAAGAACGCTATATTTGCCGCTAACCAATCAGCGCAACGCGGTTTGCCACAGTCAAGGTAGAATAATATGACAACATTAAATACAATTTTATCGGTGGCAGAATCGGTTGGTATAAACGACCAACGCTTTATTGGGCAAGTGGTATCACGCAACCAGCGCATAAGCACATCTGAAATTCTAACCGTTCAACCTTTTGCATTTGACATTAAGCCAATGGCATATTTGCTTTATAGTCAAAACCGCCCTTTGCTTAGTGCATTGCGTGAAGCCGACAAAGCAACCGAACAATATCTAAACTTTGGTTCAACTGGTTGGGTTAATTACATTGCTTATCAAGGGCAACTGTCTAGCGCACAAATAAGTTCATGCCTATGGCAGACATCCAGCGCGAATAAAACGCTTGTCCTAGGTGCATTGCCAGCGATTGGTGGGGGTATTACATCAACCACAGTCATTGTTAGAACGGGTGATTTTTGTCAAGTAGGGCGATATTCTTATATTGCTACCGCCGATGTATTGCGTGGTAGCGGTTCAACTGTAAACATTCCTGTTCACCGTAATTTAATTACAGCCCTAACAAGCACGGTTCAATGCGTAATTGGGCAATATGGTTCAACGATTGCATTGGGTGGCGGTTCATTTACAGGCGTAACCTTTTGCGTTATTTTGCGTGAATATCCAACTTATACTTTAGTGCCAATGACCAATGACAGTTTCATTGCGTGGAACGGCACTTTTAAAGCGTTTGAGGCGGTTTTATAATGCAAGACATAGTTCCATTACAGAATACAAATAACATTCGCCTAGCGGACTTTGTGCGCGTTACAACGGTTGTTTTAGGCGTTGAAACCGTATCGTTATTTTCAACCGCACCTTATGACATAACCGTAACGCTTGGCGGCACACCGCAAACATTTAATGGTTTATCTGCATTGGTTCAAATTGGCGATGTTCAGCGCGACATTAAATCAACCGCTAATGAAACATCCGTTACGCTTGTTGGTATTGATACAGCATTGCTTGGTTGGGTTTTAGGTCAAAACATTAAAGGTTCAAAGATTGAAATGTGGCATGGGTTTTTTGACACAAACAATGCTTTAATTACAACTGGCGGTGATAACGGGCTTTATAAGTTTTTTACAGGATACATAAACGCTTTTACCATTAGCGAACAATGGATGGAAGAATTGCGTTTGTTTGTTGGAACAATCAATGTAAGCGCATCAAGCATTCAAATTATTTTGCAAAACAGAACGGCAGGGCGTTATACCAACGACAATGCTTGGCAGTTTTTTAGTCCTGGTGATACATCAATGAATCGTGTAAATTTTATTCAATCTATCAATTACTTTTTTGGTAAAGACGCAGACCCAAGTGTTTATAAAACATGATAAGGCTTGCTAACAAGTTTGATAAAGACGGCATTATGAATTTAATGCGAATGTTTAGGGATGAAAGCCCTATTCAGCAATATAAAGATTTAAACAATGTTGAATATATAAGCCGCTTGTTAGATAGTTTAATTGCTGGTCAAGGCGTAGTATATGTTGAAGAAAATGTTGGCATGATTATTGGCATTATTCAACCAACAATATGGTGCGACAAAACTTTTGCATTATATGAATTGGCTTGGTATGTTAAGCCTGAAAACAGGAACACAAGCGTTGGTTATAGGCTTTTAAGCGCGTATGTATTACACGCTAATAAGTTAAAAGATGAGGGAAGAATTAAATTGTTTACTATGAACAAAATGATTACTAGCCCTGACATTAAATATGAAAAATTTGGGTTTACTAAAATAGAAGAAGGCTGGTTGCAATGATTAAATTTTTACTGCTTTTTATAATTTGGTTTACCTATACAGCACCAGCCTTTGCGGTTGGTTCAATTATTGTTGGCGCAACTTTGCTTGGTTCAGCAACTTTAGCGACTGTTGCGGCATTTGCAATCAACATGGTGGCATCAATGATTATTTCAAAAATCTTTGCGCCAAACGCACCTAATCAACAAGTTGAACCTAATGTTGGAAACCGTCAGCAATTACCGCCTGCTGGTGATAATAAATTGCCCGTTGTTTATGGTTCAGCATGGGTTGGCGGCATAATTGTTGATATGTCGATTAGTCAAGACAATCAAGATTTGTATTGGGTTATGGCATTAAGCGAAGTTACTAACACCGAAACTGGTGGAACAGCCGATGCGTTTACTTTTGGCGATGTTTATTGGGGCGGTAAAAAATGTGTCTTTAGCACGACAGTTGGCGAAACTTACAAAGTAACAGGATTGCTTGATGAAAGCACAAGTCTTATTCAAGATATATCAGGTTACATGGATATTTATTTATATCGCAATGGTTCTAATACGCCAACAAATAGCGGCTTAACTGCTATTCAAGTAATGAATTCAGGCGGTCTTGTTTATACTTGGAATAGTGCTAAACAAATGACCAACTGCGCGTTTGCTATTGTGCATTTAAAATATAGTCAATCACGCAATCTTGTTTCTTTAAATCAAACGCGATTCCAAGTTATAAATCCGCGTAATTCCGCAGGCGATTGCATACAGGATTATTTAACTAGCACAAGATACGGCGCGGCAATATCTATTGATAACATAGACACAGCAAGCATAGCCGCTTTAAATGCTTATTCAAATGCAACATTTACATATACATCAAGCGGTGGATTTCCAACATCGCAATCGCGATTTAAGTTTAATGGAACGATTGATACTGCCGCTAAGATAATGAACAACATACAGGCTATGGCTGATTGTTGCGATTGTTTAATTCGTTATTCTGAAATTACATCGTTATGGGGCGTAATAGTTCAACAGCCAACTAACACTATTGCGATGGATATAAACGACAGCAATATGGTGTCAGCAATACAAATAAGCCCTATTGATTTAGCAAACTCATTTAATATCATTGAAGTTAAATACCCTGATAGCACAGCGCAAGATAGTTTTAACAGCGCATCATTTGATTTGGCTGTTATAAACCCTGCATTATTGTTTCCAAATGAACCTGTAAACAAACAGTCTGTTAGCCTAGTTCTTTGCAATAACAATGTTCAAGCGCAGTATTTAGCCAATCGCTTTTTAGAAGCGGCGCGTGAAGATTTGCAAGTGCAGGTTGATATTGATTACACGGGCTTGCAATTAGATGCAGGTGACATTGTTACCGTTACTAATTCTAATTATGGTTGGATTGCAAAACAATTCCGTATTGGTAAAGTAACTCAAAAATTTAATGATAGCGGTCAAGTTACAGCCACATTAAGTTTAATGGAATTTAACAGCGCAGTTTATGATGACAAAGATATAACGCAATTTGCGCCATCCCCTAACACAGGCATTGGTTCACCAATTACTTTTGGCATAGTGCCGCCACCATACATAACCACCATATTGCCAAGCGCGGCTAACCCTGCATTTAATGTAATGGTTACAAGTTCAACCGCAGGTATTACACAATACGCTGAAGTTTGGTATTCAAACTTTCAATTTCCAACATCTGAACAACGCATATTTGCAGGCATAACTGAAGTTAAAGCAAACGGCGACCCTTATGG